GCGATATATTAGCGTGTGACTTCACGATAAAAGCCTGCCAGCGGCATTTATCTGATATAGATCGCCAGAACACCGACGATTTTCCCTATGTGTTCAACCCCTTGATGGTTGACTCGCAGAGCGCTGAATACCGGCCCGCAGAGCGCGTTTGTTACTTCATCGAGCAGCTGCCGCACGTTAAGGGCAAATGGGCCAGGGATAAGCTGAAAATCAAGCTCGAAGATTGGCAGGTGTTCATCGAGGCCAGCGTGTTCGGGTGGGTGCACCGCGACACCGGGCTGCGGCGATTCAAAACGGCTTACATCGAAGTGCCCCGCAAGAACGCAAAAACGACACTCGCATCAGGCAACGGGCTTTATCTGCTCGAGCGTGATGATGAGATGGGCGCCGAGGTTTACAGTGCGGCGACCACAGCAGACCAGGCCCGCATATCCTGGTCGATTGCAAAAAGCATGGTGGATAAATCACCCGGCATGCAGGTGCGGTTCGGCGTGCGCACGTTTGCGCATTCGATCGTCGTCAATGATAGCGGGTCGAGTTTCAAATATCTGTCGAGCGATTCACACGGCCTGGATGGTTTGAACATATCCGGGGCCATCATCGATGAGCTACATGCGCACAAGTCGCGTGATGTGTTCGATGTGGTGGAAACGGCAACCGGTTCACGCGAGCAACCGATCATTTTCATCATCACGACAGCAGGCAGCAATCGCGCCGGCATCTGCTATGAGCAGCGCATCTATTTGACCAAGCTATTGCGCCAGGCTGCGCACGATGAGAGTTATTTCGGCATCATCTACACGCTCGACGAGGATGACGACTGGACAGACCCGGCTGTTTGGGCCAAAGCCAATCCGAATTATGGCGTCAGCGTTTCGCCCGAGGATATCGAGCGCAAATGCAAAAAGGCGTGTGAAGTATCCAGCGCACAAAACAATTTCAAGACCAAGCATTTGAACGTATGGGTCAATGCGGATGTGGCCTGGATGGATATGAACAAATGGAAAGCCTGCGAAGATATCGAGCTCGATGTCGATGAATTTGAGGGCGAGGAGTGTATTAGCTCACTCGACCTGGCCAGCAAAATCGACATCGCGGCCAATATCAAAGTATTCAGGCGCACCATTGACGGCACCAATCATTTTTATGCTTTCGGCACTTACTGGTTGCCCGAGGAAACGATCTACACAGCCACCAATGACTTTTACCAGGGCTGGGCCAATGAAGGGCATTTGATCGCCACCGATGGCAATGTCATCGACTTTGATGTGATCGAGGATGAACTGCGCGAACAGAAAAGCCTGTTTGCCCTGCGCGAGATTCCGTTTGACCCGTTTCAGGCCACGCAGTTATCAACCCGGATGATCGGCGAGGGTTTCCCGATGGTCGAGATGGGTGCCACGGTCAAAAACTTTTCAGAGCCGATGAAAGAGCTCGACGCCATTGTGCGCGATGGCCGCCTGCACCATAACGGCGACCCGGTACTCGAGTGGATGATCAGCAATGTTGTATGCCACACCGACGTCAAGGACAACATCTACCCGCGCAAAGAGCGGCCCGAGAACAAGATCGACGGCGCGGTGGCTTTGATCATGGCAATCGGTCGCTGGATCACCCAGGAACAACCACAAGACAGCGTTTATAAAAAACGGGGGATAATTTCAATATGAGCCTAAGAACACCGAGAATAACAAGCGGATCGATCTATATTAGCGGCCCTAATGGCGATCCTGCAATTCATGCAATCGGCGACCCCATACCATCGGCCTTAGAAGTTATCACGCCTGAGATTGCATCATCACCAAAATCAGCGCAGATATTTGGTGATGGCACAAATGATATTTTCTACCTGCGTACTACTGTAAATCCGGGTAGTGATGTGCTGGCAGGTCAAAGACTATATGAGGGCCACGATTATGTTGACCAGTTAATGCCAGGTCAGGATTATGAGATATATGCTGATAGTGCTATTACTTCTGTATATATTCTAGCAATAGGTGATGTGAGTGGCACTGTTGCATCAGCGGATCAGGTTGTAGAAAAAAACGATTCTTCACACACTCCGGACACTCAAGCAGAACACCAGACCGCTATGGTTAGATTTGATTTTGACTCTGCTGATAATGTGAGAAAAGTATCTATATCGGTTTCTGATAGATGGTCAGCCGGTACGGCGGGAGCACCAATAGCAACAGCCAATCATGTCACAGTTCAAGTAAAGGGGTATAAATATGAGGTCTAGTAGTCAAATAGGAATATCCGATGCGTTTTTGCGGTGGAGCAATCTGCCGTCAACAGACAAGGCTTTTGCTTTTATGTGTCAGGATGGATCGGGTAACGATCTCACGGATTCTGTAAATTCTCTTGATACTGGCGACTATAGCGGAACAACAACGAATCTATGGGCTGCCCCGGCAACTGGGCTACAGCTTCCGGGCGATGGTGGTTATAGGTCAACTGATTCTGACTTGCTCGATATTATTGATTTCACTCAAGATGGCACATGGGTTATTGCTGTTAATGTCGAGCGAGATACGCCAACCGGAAATTGCATTCCGTTTGCTTTTGGCACGGATGGTGTTGGGCCTACAAATACCGGATCGGGCGGCGGTAAATTAACGCTGAAACTTGATCACAGTAACGAGCGCGTCTCAGTTCCTTATAGAGACGGTGCTGATGCTGATGATTCATCACCGAACCAGCCTGATGCACTACAGCTTAACTTTACAACTGGCGGGCTTACTAACGACGGGTGGCCGCATCATGTAGCACTGCTAATAACTGTCAGCAGCGGAACGATGACGATGAATGCTTACGTTGACAATGTTGTTGACGGGTTAACACAGACATTGCCGGATGACTTGACAACGGCGCAAACTGGATTGAGCCGCCCGTTTTTGCAGGGGCTGACTATCGGCGGCATATTTTTGGGGGCTTCCGGTGTATCGGGTGATTTTGATGGCAACGCAACAACCGGGCACATGAAAAACTTTGTTATCTGGAAACGCAGCACGGTTGATTCTGCGGCAGGTGTTGAGTTGATTGATTGGCTGTACAAACACCCGGGAGAGCCTATCAAGTGGCCTACATAGACTACTGGATCGGTGATCTGACCCAAAACACCGCCGCTATCGTCTACAGGGCGACGAGCAACGGCGATGTAACTGTTACTGTTAATGGTTCAACCACATCAGCGATGGCTGCTGATACTGACGTTGATGATGGGCTGGTCAGAATTGATGTTACAGGATTGAGCGCCAATACGACTTACACTTATTCTATTAATCTGGATGGAGTCGAGCAGGTATCCAACAGCTTCAAAACACCCGGCGCTAATACTGTGAAAATAGCATTTTTGTCATGCTTCAAAGACATGGCAACCAACGCGCTATTTGATGTTATAGCCGAATATGATCCTCATATACTGGTTTTGATTGGTGATGTTCCATATATGGACACAAATTTCGGCACAGCCAGAACTCGCTGGGGTATAACCAGAAAAGGGATAAGCGATTATATATTTTCTGACTCTCCCACCGATGCAGAGATTACCCGCAACTTATACGATGGTCATTTGTTTATTCGACGTCACCCCGGTTTGCAAAGGGAAATAAGGCGCAGGGGTACGCTTTGGGCTGCATCCGATCACGAAGCGCCAGGCAATGATGGCTCGCCATCGGATACGGGGGCCTGGGGTGTTAATGGCACGAAAACAATTGTTGCCAATGACACTGAAAATCAGGACTTGTGGACGTTATGCCGAAACGCCTATGCAGCCTATTATATGGGTAATCCGGCAAACGCTGATGCAAACAACGATAGCAATTTTGACAACGACAGGCAGACCTATTTCAGGACAAAGGTAAACGACAATACTGAAATATTTATGCTTGATGCGTTATGGTACATAGACCCCGAGCAGGCATACGGTGGCGGCCCTTATAGCGGCGACAGGGCAATATTAGGCGCTACACAGAAAGCATGGCTTGAGACTCAACTGGCAGCAACTACAGCAGACTTTAAGCCGCTGTTTACAGAGCGCCCATTTAATCAGGGCGGTGTTGATACACAGGGCAGCACTGAAATAACATCACTGACCAGCGCAATAGACACGGCAAGCGGCTGGGCAAAAGCAGGCGGCGTTATTGCTGGTGCAGGTGATTTGCATTGCCCCTTTGCAGGCACGGTGAAGTCAACCTACCATGAATTATGCGCTAGCCCTGCATTATCGTCAGGCACAGGATTGCATACACTGGAAAATGGCCGGGAATGGATACAGTTTTTAACTGATGATACCCCTGCTCAATCAGATAATCTTGTTCGGCGCGTGTTCGGATTAATGGATATTGATGGAGGCGTATTAACAGCGAGCATTATTGATGATGGCGGTAATATTCTATACAAATGTTTGCTCGATTCTGGCACTAATGCTGTGCGTTATCCGACGACAAAAACAGCCTGATGAAAATTGCGCAGTGTATTGTTCGATATTAAATAATGAATATTAAAAAATACTTAATTGGTAAGCTGACCGCTCTATTGCCACCAGCACAGCATCGCATGGGTTTCATTCCCGTGCGCCAGGCTGGCATGGTGGTCAACTATGAGACTGCGCTCACTTATTCTGCGATCTGGCGATGCGTCAACCTGATATCGCAAACGGTTGCTGGTTTGCCCTGGTCAGTCAATCAACGCAGTGTTGACGGTAAAGGCACCAGGCGCACCACGCAGTTATTGACGCACCCGGCCTATGCGCTACTTGATACCGCGCCCAATAATGAAATGGATGCGGTTTCATTTCGAGAGACAATCACCAGCCATGCCCTGACCTGGGGCAATGGCTATGCCGAGATAGAACGAGATGGGGCTAATCGCCCCGTTTCTCTTTGGCTGATCGAACCCGAGCGCGTGCGTGTCGATCGTGACCAGGCCGGGCGCATTGTTTATGTCGTCAGCAACTCGAGCAAGGGCAGTGATTCGACCCTGTATGCCGAGGATATGTTTCACCTGAAAGGGCTCGGCTATGACGGCCTGACCGGTTATTCAGTGATCAGCCAGGCAGCAAAGGCGGTCGGCGTCGGCCTGGCGACCGAGCAATTCGGTGCGGCATTCTTTGAGAACGGTGCGAAATTCTCGGGCGTGTTGAAACACCCCGGCACCCTGGGTGATGAGGGCATGGTGAATTTGCGCGACTCGCTGAACAAAACCCACGGCGGCCCGCAGAACGCACTGAAAACCCTGATTCTCGAGGAAGGCATGGAGTGGCAAAACACATCGATACCGCCTGATGATGCGCAGTTTCTGGAAACCCGCAAATTTCAGATCGCCGAGATTGCCCGCTGGTACGGTGTGCCCCTGCACAAGCTCAATGAAATGGATCGCAGCACATTCAGCAACATCGAGCATCAGAGCATCGAGTTTGTGACCGATTGTCTGATGCCCTGGGTCAAGCGCCTGGAAGTCGAGGCCAATATCAAATTGATCAGCCCGGCCAACCGGGGCCGCGTCTATACCAAGCTCAATGTAAACGGCCTGATGCGTGGCGACCTGAATGCTCGCGGTGAGTGGTATACAAAAATGTGCAACCTGGGCGTATTCAGCCCGAACGATGTGCGCGAGCTCGAGGA